TAGTGTCTGAGCTGTAGGTCCGCTTGCACCAAAGACAAACTGTTCGTAAGTCAGCGTTAGAAAACTGGCGTAGAATGTAATAGGATCTTGAAACAGAACTCCAACACCCAAAGGTCTTCCCAAGAATTTGTTAGCTAGAGCTATCTCATCTAGACCGGGAAAGACTGCTTTCTCAGGATCGTTGTAGTTTCTGCCAATGCTTATAGTAATAGATGCAGCGCCCTCTATATAATTCGGCGGAACTTCTTCTTGATAGTCAATGGTGTCTACACCAAACAGAAGTCTAACACCATCGTTGAATGAAGTTATATTTGCTTGTGTGGTATTTTTTAGAATAGTTAATCTTAGCAGCCTTCTATATTCTTTATCCGTTAGATTACGAATACCGAGTAGGCTGTCCTTAACACCCTTCCAAGGACCAAAGGTTCTCTCAGTGTCTGCAACTTCTTTATAAGGTGATGCACCAGTAGCCCCTTGGAAACCAAAGTACCGGACGATAACACTGTCAAATAACTGTCTAGGTTGCCCAAGAATACGACCTATTACATCTAGTTGCTCGCCTTCAGCAAAGTCCAGACTTCTCTTTTGAATAAGATCTTTCATGACTAGCTGAAGTTCAACACGACCTTGGATTAAAAGTTGAAGATACCTGTTGAAGACATCCCGCTCTTTGAACTGAGTGGTCGTAAGCTCTTTAGCTTGCCCTAGATAATCATTTTCTTGAAAAGGTGTTTCCTCTCCTTCATAAACTGTAATAGGTGTAGACTCAATCATGCCAGAACAACCTCAATATTACCAATCTCTATTTTTGCTACTTGATCAAAGTTAATAACAATGTTAGAGGTTCCTGAAGGACTCACAGAGTCTCCAATGAACAGTGAATTTACCTCATGACCCGGAATTGAGTTAATAGGCGTGTACAATCTGGAGTAGACAACATTCTGACCTACTGTTGACTGAGACTTAATGTAATCAAACAAGGCAGACCTAAGCTGTTCTGCACCATTTGGTGGAAAGCTGCTATCGGTTTGTACTTCCAAACTTATATAAATATCTTGGAAAGTAGGTCTCTGGTAGTTAACTTCCTTTTGATTGTTGAAAATATCTGTGATAAGATATGTACTATTCCCAAAGGTTGTAATACCTGCTGGTCTGTTTGACCAGATAATCCTTGCAATCTCAGCCTCTAAGCCACCACGGACAAGAACCATGAATGCGTGTGGAGGAATTCCCTTAGCATCAACACTTGCTGTTAAGTTCTCGTAGATGATAACATCGGTAACACCAGATAACGCTCTTAAATCTGAAGTAAGTGCTTCAAGAATGTTTGCACCCCTTACAAATTTAGACTCATTAAACCTAGTTCTTAACTGTGAATCTGTTTCTCTTAAAGACCCAATACCCGCAGACTCAAACTGACTTATTGAATTCCAACCAAAGACTGGTGTAGATATTGTGTCAATCGTACCTGCGTTTTGTTCGATAGGCCCTGCTAGTGTTGCTTGTGATGTAATCCCCTTCGTAATAGAAGAGAAGAACAACTCTGCTGATACAGTGTAGCTTGTTTGGGTAACAAGGTCATCAGCAATGATGTTTAGAACAGCACCAGTTACAGTGGCTGTTAGTACGCTACCATAGTTGTCGTTGACAATATCTTTTAGGCCATTCAGGATAGCAATATCGGTAGCACCAACACCAGAAGTGTAGGTAAGGTCTACAGAGTTTGTACCATCATTGTAGGTGATCGTGTAGTCTGTTGAGTCAATGACCGTCTGTATCTTAGTTGAGAAACCAACAACATTGTTTTGATCTAATACAACGTCTGTGGGAATCTCAAACCTGTTGTTTGTAAAGCTTGAACTTACCAGACTACCCCCAGGGATAGTTGTGGTGAAGGCACCTGTAAGTAGGAGTCTTGCTGTGGAGTTTGTTGCACTACGACGAACAATACCTGACAAAGCTACTAAGTTATCTAGTGCGATACCTGAAGCAGAGTTTGGGTCGAAAGAAGAGTATACTTGCTGGATTGTCTCCCACAAGTCTGCTTCAGACGGTGTTACAAGCCCAATCAATCTACCAACAGTAGATGCGTCACTTGTGTCTAGAACTTCGTCCTCTGTAACAAGATCACTAAATATAGCGGTAGCTTCTTTCCGTAAATCTTCTCGGATTTGGCTTAGTCGTTTTATTTCTAACCCTGTTGTTGTTAGTCCTGCCATTATATGCCTACCTCTAAGTTTTGTATTTCTACTGTCTGACCTGATTTATTGCTTACTGTGAAAGACAAATTATACGTTCTGTCTGGTGAGATTGATGACTCAAATTTTAGAATGTTCTTTACATCCTTGTCACCATCAATCAATTCTCTAAATATAAGATCAACGGAACCTTTAGACCTCCCCTTCCCAAAGATCTGTTGAAAGTAAGGTGTTCCGTGGTTGGTGTCTAGAAACCATTCACCTTTGAAAGTGAGTAGCTTTATCTTTAGTCTCTGTTTAAGACTGTCACCAACACCACCAGTAATCGGGGTTGAACCATTAACGAATATGGCGTCTTGGGTATCTTCATTTAATAATATATCCATAATGATTCCTTACAATGGTGGCCCGACTGTACCGCCTTGTGGGTCAGTGTGGGTGTGTGTTTTTAAACTAATACCATCAGCAATAACATCCCCACCAACCACACTAAGGAGTGCGTTCACAGTAAGTGGTGCATTGATAATAGTTGCACTGGTTAACTTTAGTGGTGAATCAATTGTTGTTGTAGTTGCGTTGACATTAACTGTGTCTGAGTTAATTATAAAGGAACCTGATGATTCTATTGTCAGGTTGTTACACTCGATAACACCGTTATTAAACTTAGCAAAGAAATCTTGGTCAGTCCTCATTTCAATGTCACCGTTCTCTTTTAAGCGAACCTCGTTCTCTGTATTCTCACCTATGTTGTTGGTGATAACCATATCTCTAGTTGAGTGGGTCCACTTACGCTTTGCAGGATCGTTGATGGAATCTCTAAAGGGGAATAGGCCGGGGATTGCAATAGCATCCCTGATGCTAAACCTCCTCTTGTCGTCTGGTGTGTAGGTATCACTCCCTGTGGAAGCTTTGAAGGCATCTGTTGATCTCTGGGAGAACACACATAGCACTATATCACCAACGTCAATAGGGAAGGTCATAGAAGCCTTCTTGGATGCAGGGAATATTAGAGGAACGTTCAGGATTGTCGGTTGCTCGACTGTAGTTCCGTCTGGTAGCGACTTATTGGTTAGTGGTTGTATGTCCAACCTCTGGTCTTCTAACTCAACCCTCACTGTTGTGACACGGCAAGGAATGGCTGTGTACATATCAGAAGTCTTGTAACTATAAAAGTCGTTCAGCACACTACTTAGTGTTAATTCCTTCATTGGGCAGTTTCCTCTCTAGTACCTTTTCTCTTTGAACAAACACAGGTCATAAACCAATCACTACCACGGTAGTCCCCGGTAAAATCTATTTCCTCTACCCTGTAGAATTCAGATGTATCTTTATAGTCAACTCTGACAAGTGATCCGGGTGTTACTGTGGGATTAAGTAGTGCTTTAAACTTAACACCACTCTTCTTATTTGTGTCCTCACTAGACTCGTTATCGGAACCTGTCATAAAGTAGGGTCTATCTATTAGTCCACTTGACGGACCGATGACAGGAGCTAACTGTGTATTTGTTGACTCTACTGTGCTTGAATCATTAACATATAACACGTTGCTTTCAATCTTCCACTGAAGATTATACGCATTGGATATTTGATTAAGCATCTGCCTAGGTGTGCCTGTTAGTGGATAACCGTAGACGACCTTGGAATCTAAGTTCTTGCCCTTATAAACACCCTTGGCTATGCTTGTTGTTTTTCTAACAGCTTCAAAGGCGTCTTCAATATTGCCACCTTCAGGTACAAGTTCAGATATAATCTTGTGAGTGAGTTCGGAGAAGGAGGGGGATAGGTTAATTGTGGTTACCCTATCAGTTCCATTCTTCACGGTCTCTACCTCTGTAACTTCTCCGTAGAAAAGTCTTATGAGGCTGTCTGAGTAACCACAAGAGAAGATTGCAATTGGGTAATCTGTCTCTAAGTAAGTTAATGATTCATCTGATAGATTATACACCTTCAAAGAACACTTGTCAACTTTATCCTTATTATTTACTGACTTCTTTATTTGAAACTGAACTTGGAGATCATTAATAGAAAGACCATCGCCAGTTGCAGAATCTCCTATCTCTAGTAAGTACCTTCTATTAAAAAATCTCATTACTGGTTACGCCTCCGTAGTATCGTTGTAGATATAAAACAACTCGTAAAATTCAGATGGTCTCTCTATGTTAGCCTCTGTCACTTCAGGATCTGACCCACTTGTGGGTGTGAATAAAAAACCACCGGATAGGTTTTCAAACTGGTAGTCTGAAAAGAGCAGCGCATTTGGTGTAAGCCTTTGCCCAGATACTAGCGTGTTTTTTCTGGAATCTTTCAAAGTAACTATCCAAGTGTTTGTTCTTTCTAAGAACAGAAACTTTAGCTGATACTTATTCCCCTCTAATGTAATAGAGTAAGAATAGTAGATATCATCAAATAATGGTAATTTTAAATATTTTAAAGCCATGTATACCTTTCCTTATAATTAAAAACCAAGTACAGAAGATACGTCTGAAAACGATACATTTTCGCCGGGAACCAGAGTCCTCAGTGTTGTACGATTCCCCGCCGCTTCAGGGTCAACTTCAACTGTAGGCACATCCCCCTTTGCAGTTTCTTCTTTAACCTGCTTTTGCTGTTCTTCTGCTACGTCAACAGGAACCCTTGTTTCAATAAGATAGGAAAAAGTTATTTGCTCAAGGGTAAGATCAAATGCAAGTGCATCACCAGTTTCCGTAGATTCTTTTATTGTTAAGTTTGTTATAACAACGTCAGGAAGAAAACTTTCAACCACACTGCCATCATTAAATTCAAACACAGAAAGTACTTCTTTGTTTATATAAAGACTCTCAAGTTTTAGGAATAAAGCCTTCTCCGAATAGGAAGCTTCTCTGTCTTCAGAAAGCCCCTCTATTTCTGGGAGTGTGTCTGAAAAGAATTGACCACTTATGTCTGGTAGTAGGTTTGTTGGATTGTTTTCATTAGTAACACGGATAGCAGAAGCTATGTCGCTTTCAACAACAACCTGACTAACTCCAATAAAACCCCTGTCTTCTGGTGTTAGTCTTGGTTTAGAAAAGTTAAAGTCAGCGCCAGTTAAAAAACCAGTTATCTGTAGCTTTGGATTTTGTTTTGTAATGTGATCCGATACAACACCAAAACCATCTACAGGGTGTTGACTGACTTTACTAGACAGTGTTTGAGAATATTTTGTGACAACATCTAGATAAATGAAGTCACTGTTTTTATTTTTTAATATAATCAACCTGAGTCTCCCAATCCATCATTTACTTGTTTTAGTTGACCTTGCATGGAGTTTGCCTCCTTAACAGCCTCAATCACTTGCTCTTTATCGGGGTTTCCAAAGAAGTTGAGGGTTTGTGTAATTGCCGTAGATCCTATTGGTGAGCCGGGAACAAAGTTATCTCTCATGGCACTTGTCTTATCTGACGTTGTAGCCTCTGCAAAATCTGCTATCTTGTCCCCCAGCCAGTTTGACGCCATAGCATACTCTTTTAGTATTGGTGGCATGTTATTAACATTCATGAGGGAGTCAATCTCTTTCTTGACCCCAGCGTTTCCACCAAACACTTGTTGGTATACACGACTACCGTAATTTTTACCAAACCAATCCTGATCTTGCTTTCCCTTAAGCAATCTATTTCTTTCCTGTGGGCTGCTTGCCGAGCTAATCCTACTCTCGTAGTCTATCTGAGCTTTCGTCTTGCCACCGAGCATTACGTTAAGATCATCTAGTAACCTTATTGTCCCTCTTAAGAAATCGTTCAGCGTTGTATCAAATGATCCAAATAGTCCCTCACCAACCAACTGACCTAGATCGACGAAGCGATCAAAAACAGTACCTAACAGTGTAAGCAATGATTCAAAAACACCGAAGATATTACTCTTAGTGAGATCTTCATCATCGCCAAGCAAATGACCAATCAAACTATCTCGACCTGTCAGAAACCCTGTGAAGTCTTCAAGAAGTAGTAATACGCCAGCAATTACAGTCATAGCCCTAGTGAATGGTATTGCAAGTAATGTAGCAACAGTACCAAGAGCAAGTATATCACCCTTAGCCATGCCAATACTATCTGACAGGTTATCAATCAAAGTTGAGAGATCCGAGAGAAGACCTAAAGGAATTCTAAGCATAGCTCCAACATACTTCCAAGCTTCACCAAAAGCTTGTACCAAAGGAGTCATATCTTTAAAGAATGAAGCCATTGTTTTAAACAAACTAGCCTGACCTTTTTCAAAGCCAGCCGCAGAGAAAACCTTAACCATATCGTTAAATACGTTAGCCAGTCTTCCTTGCTCCGCAGATGAGTCTTTAATTGACTCTGCAAGAGCACCACCGACACGAGCTTTCTCCATAAGCAGTCTAGCGAACTCTGGAAGAGCTTCTAGAGAATTAACCTCACCATCATCCATCATATCGAAAAGCTTCTCAGTGTCGCCACCAGAGACTGCTTCAGCCATGATTTGAATAGCAGCAGGGAACTTCTCACCCAATTGCATTTTAAGTTCTTCTGAATAAACCTGACCTTTGTTAAGCATCTGCTCAACAGCTCTCATAGAGCCTTTCATGTCTTCGTCACTCAAACCCATAACACGGCTGTATTCAGCCATACCTGTGAAAATACCTTGGACACCGTCTGTAGACATACCTGCCGTTGTACCAGCAGCAGCCATTTTAAGGTAAGGGTCTGCTTGGCTTCTGTAGTCAAAACCAATTCTGTTACCTAGATCTTTAACAAATCCCAACTGTTCTTGACCCTGCTCCTTTCCTTGGAAAACTGCTGTAGCCGCTCTTTCCTGACCAATTAACTGTTGGTTTACTTGGTTAAGTTTACTAACACCAAAGACACCAGCAAGAGCTGGGAGTGCCCCCCCACGCATAGCGCCAGCAGCACCACCAGCAGCGATACCCCCACGAACTCCTGCGCCTCCTTCTCCACCACGACCTCCTGCGCCTCGCATACCATCTCGGTTTACACCAGTCCTAACACGTATTCTTGTGTTATTCTCAACATACCTAATAGCATCCTTCATTTCACGGAGAAGTGCGCTTCTATCTACAACAAAATTTCTTAAAGTTATCTCAGGAGCAATACCCTTACCACCTGCTACCTTCATCCTAGCTTTTAAAGCTCTGTGTAGTCTGGTGTTAAAATCTGCACTAAAACTAAAGCGAGAAATATTTACCCGAATATTGGATAAAGATTGCTCACTCATTCTTCTAGCTTTAGCTTCTAGTATATTTAGTTGTTTATCAACTTTTACTATGTCGGCTTGATTTATTCTAAAACCAAACGTAGCAAAAAACTCAGCCATCTGACCAGCAGCCATGATATTACCTCTTCTTATTCTCTAATTCTTGTAGTCTACGACTTTCATCTTGCATCGTTTTTTGTACATCAACGATTTCAAGCATGTTGTAGAAGTCTGTAATACTATAAACAGTTTGTAGTTCGTGTAAGGTACACAGCTTAGGCTCAAAAAGGAGTAGAGACATCACCCGAGTGTCTTGGGAAAAGCTTTCTGCTACCTCCTTCTCTAGTTTGCTGGGTGGCTCAGAGGACTCTTTTATCCTTCTTCTGAACCTAGCATCGTAAAAACCGACCCGAAGTTGAACAACACGATTTCCTTAAGCAATTGGAATAGTTCCATGTACTTGCCAGCAAAATCATTATCAAAGTTAATTGCTACGCTATTCTTTGTAGCTCCACGAGTAACCATAGCTTCAATCATACGCTCATCGACCTTGTCAATGTTCTCTGCAAGTTTACTCATCGCAATTGAGATAGCGCCTGACTCATCTTCAACACCTGCCTTTGAAATCTCAGCTAGTGCTGGAAGGATTACTTGGGCAAGAGCCTTTTGATATTTAAGCCCTTCAATAGCACCGAATTGGTTTAAGATGTAGTTGTTACCGTTTACTGTAACTTCTTTTTGTTCCCGCATAATTTATTTCCTCATATTTTTAATTTAGAAATTGCCTACAGCAGTAGCGAATGAACTTCCACTCAACTTGGCATTACCACCGACCCGGAAAAGATCGGTTGACAAGCAGATTATATTCCAACTACGATAGACAATGTCACCTGAATAATTTGTCTCTGGATAGCCTTCTATAAAAGCTTCCCTACTTACTATCTTACTACTCCCAAGCCCATCTGTCAAGTCTAATGTGAGCCTTGCGGAATTTGTTCTCAAATCTTCCTCAAGTATTTGTGTTAAAACATCATTTACGAGGGACGTTTGGATGATGTCTATAGTAACAGTGCAGGAAGAATCTCTATTACGCTGTCTGCTATTTTTGCCCCGGATGCCTTTTATTAACGAGAAGGCAGGAGAATTTCTTGAAATAGAAATCTTCTGAAAACCTGTGATCTTGTACCCCGAGATCTTAAGACCAATCTCGGATGGGCTGTATGTGTTTACTTCGAAAGCCATTTTACTCTCCTAGTTATAGTGTGGCAAAAGCGCCTAACGTAATGTTGGCCAGATCTTGGAGTGCTGTTGCTGCATCCTCATTACCACCAAAGTTAGTAATACACTGCGTTGCCTGAATAACCCAAGCTCTTGTTGTTACAGTCTCAGAGAAAGACAGGTCTGGTACTTCTTTAACCCAGCAGGTTGGGCCTAGCAATAGGCTTGTACCTAACTGATCTTTCACAAAGATAGGAAATTTACCGTACTGTGTCAGAGAGTCTCCGGTAACCAAAGCATTTAGAATATCGTTTGTTGGGCTTGTTGATGCAAGATTCAACGTTATTGTATAAGTATCATCTTTAATAAAAGTTCTTGCAACTTGACCATCAGATGTTCTTTTTGTCTTGTACGGTTGTACGTCTTTAGATATGGTTATAAAAGAACTTTCGACAAAACCATCCACTCGGTAAAAACCTGCAAGAAGTACTACTACGTCCGCTGGTGAATAACTTCTTAGTGCCATTTTTATTTCTCCAATAAAAAAGGGAAGGAAGCAGTTGCCCCCCTCCCTTTAGGATGTTTGAGCTATTACGCTCTCCATTTGTCCTCAACAACACCACCAAGTTGCTCGAAAGATTCGGCGTCTTCAGGTGTGAAGTTGGCGTTACCACCAAACGTAGCGTCAAGACGAACCGCTTGTATTGACCATTCACGCAGTTGCATAGTGTTACCAAAAGAGGCATCAGGTACAACCGAAATGAAGGCTTCTTCAGCAAAGAACAGGCTTCGACCTGAGTTATCTTTTACTGTGATAGCAAACAAGCCGGACGAATCTCTGTTTGCTTTATCATTAAGATATAGCTGAGAGAGAATGTCGTTACTATTTGAAGTTTGTTGTAGAGGCAACATAATCATTGCAGATGTATCGGCTTGATAGATACGAGAGTTTGTATCATCAGCACCAGTGTACAGACTGTATGTATCGCTGTTTCTCTCTACCGTTACAATGCTATCCTCAGAGAAACCACTCACAATGTGTGAGAAGGTTCCTTGAGAGATAACTACCGTAACGTC